TCTTTAGTTGTTTTTAATTCTGTATTCACTTCATCAAAACGATGTTTAGCTACATAATTACCATCAATCGCCTCCTTGTGAAGTTTTAAGATATTTGCTGCTTGTTCCTCTGTGAACCCTGCGGCTAATAATTGTTCCTTTGTCATTACAATCATTCTCCTTTCGTGCTACGCTTTTTTCCGAGGTTTCGTCCTCGATGCACCTATTATTATTTTACATTGTTATTGTTACTTGTTACTATTATAATTTTTGTATTACTCTTTTTTGTTATTCACCTCACCTTCTTGTTTCTTTTTAGTGCGAGGTTTCTTATCCATATCAAGAAATCGCTTTCTTTGTTCTTGTACACGTTTCTTGAATTCAGGACTTCCATACCGCTCTACCCATTCAAAGAATGTAACATCTTTTCCAAGCTTATAAGATTTCCCAGCTCCATCATCTTTCCTTGCAACCCTATCCTCAATGTACCCACTGATTTCATCATCTTCGAAATATGGAATAGTTGTTGACCTGCAATGTGGATGAAGTGGAGGGAGGTTAACCCCTACTTTGGCTTCCTTTAGTTCAAATATCTTCCCATCCAATTCCCTACATATATCAGATGTTCGGTTATCTAATGTAGCAAGGTATTGATACTTCTCTACAACCCCACTTTCCTTATATGCTTTCATACTTCCCTTATTACTAATATAATTAAGCTCTGTACGAATAAGCCTTTGAGCGTTGTAATAGCTGGTTTGCATCTTATCTGAGAAATCCTTAGCTACTTCCCTTGGGCCTCTTCCTCTTACAAACTCTTGGGAAAGCATTTGCTCAAGTTGAATAATTAGTTTATTCTTATCTGCCCATATTCTATCACTATAGTTTTGACCCATCCATCTTTCTCTTATGGCCATTTCAAGCTGTTTACCTCCGGGAGTGGTAAAGCTTATCCCGAAGCCTGCTTGCTTTTGAATATCAAACATTGTTCTGTAAAATCCATCTTGGTATGCTTCAGTTAATATTTGTCCAAGACCTATGTTATAGCCAGTAGAAAGAGTTTCTATATTATGTCTAATATTAGTAATTAACTCTTCTATTCTGCTTACATAAGCTCTTCCGGATAACTCTTTCAGATAAGCTTTGTATTCCGCTGTAAAGGCCTTGTCACCTAATTTTTCTACTTCATCTAAATATATCTTCGCATGCTGGTTAAAGTCGAGTAATTCTTTAGGTGTAAGCCTTTTACGAGCTTCTAATAAAGTAATCTGATTCTCCTTTGCATATCTCCCATAAAATGCTTCTATTTCTTTAGTGATTTGTTTAATAGTAGCTTGGTAGGCTTTCTTTAAGTCTTTCTCATATTGTAGAGCTAATTTTTCATTTTGTATTAGTGTTAGCTCTGAGCGCCTTTCCCAATACTCTTTGCTTGGTAGCTTTGGCATTATTCTTCACCGCCTTCACTGGCTCCTTCATCCCCCATGTTATCCCCATCATCCCCAAAGTCTGGATTCTGTTGGTTTATCAATTCTTGCATTTCAGCCATCTTGGCCTCTTTCTCTTTTGCAAGTCTATCCAATTCTTGTTGAGTATCGGTTACCCATGGGTGATTTGCTACGATTGTTTCATCACTAATTACTCCAACACTGTTCTTTGCATCTTCTATTATTTCATGCTCATTGATAATACTGTCTGTATTAAAGATAATTTCGAAAGTCGTTTCTGTGAAATCTCCAATACCTTTGTTCAATAAGTCTACTTTAATAAACCATATTAGCTCCTCAAGAGAGGCTGCAAATTCACTGGCCATATCATCTGTATCACTATCAAGGTCAGCATATCTAAATTTAAGGGCTACCCCTGATGCATTACCAAGACTTACCTCTTGTGTATCAACACCACTTCCTGCTTCATATATATCTTTACGTAATCTATTTAGATGACTGTCAATTGCTGCAATATCCATCTTGGTTTCTACTACGGACATATCTCCATCCCCGGATACGAAAGCTGTTCTAAATGTAGCAAGGTTTTGTACGAATTCACCTTTATCTGTTCCATCATAGTTTTTAACAACCTTGATACTGTTTGGAACATCCTGCAGATTGTTTGAGGTATCTGAAGTGTTTATATCATAGTCATCAATAAGCGGCTTAATCCATTTTAACAAGCTAATCTCTTCGGCATTATATTTGAATCCTACAAATGGTACTTTCTCCCATGTAGCTTCAACATCTTGTACCATTGGGTTTCCGTCATCATCTACCTGCACTTGCCCAGCCTCATCTTTTACCTCTTGACTAATAACAAAGTGACCTCTAAGTCCTTCATCTCTATCTGGGTCAGGTTCAAGTCCTCTATCTCCCTTTACGAAATACCAAACGCCTTGTGTAGTGTGATATTCAACTTTTACAACTTCTTTCTTTACCCCATCAGGTAAATATCTGGTAATAGAATAAACTCTTAATACAGCTTCTAATATAGTATGGTCTGCATCTGCCCAGAATGGAATAATCTCCTCTGATGGTATTCTCTTAAAACTTAGTTGTCCTAAATTATTGTAATATACCTGCACCCATGCGATTCCATTAACAATAGCATCTCTTCCAACATTCTTTAACATCTTTAAGAATTTTTTGTTAATATAATCAGCCAAAGCATTTGAGAAGTTCTCGTCATCACATTGGATACTTAATTCCTTACTAAGTAGATAATTGACTTTCTGATTTGTTAACTTACGCATAAATGGATGGGCCAGCTTACTATTACTTAAATTGGTAACTTCTTGTTTAACACCCTTTCTATCTATATAGTAACGCTTCCTATCCTTGATGTCATTATCATTCATGTAATAATCTTGGGCTTTGAGCATTAGCTTTCGCTTCTCACTATCTTGCCATTCGTTAATAATTGAAAACAAAAACTCCTGCTGTGGCTTTCCAAGGTTCGTCACCTTGGTTATCCTGTTTTTAATATCCATTGCTGCAGTAGTTTGATAATTGTTTAAAAACATATGGTAGCTGCCTCCTTTTCTTACTATTATATAGAACTTAGTTGTTTAACGATTATTATACTTAACAACTTGAAAAACCGACTTTGTACAATCGTTTGTACAAGGTTTTTATTGACCTCCCCATATATTAGGTCGCCTGAATTACCAGCTAAAGTTAGTAGAATTCAGTTCTTCAGTAGCATATCTTAGAGCATCCATTAAATGGTTATATTCATCTATTGGGTCAGTGCTTGGCTTCCCTGTATCCTTATCTGTATCCCATACATAGTTACTCAATTCTACTATTGTATTTACACAGGAGGGATGAACATAAATCTTATAATCCTGAAGCTTCTGTATTCCGGCTTTAACAGAACCTTTGACTTTCTTTGCTCCGAACATTCTATATAATCCAAGGTCTTTTAATTCATCAATTGTTTTAGGGTCTGCCGAGTCTGCACATATTCTTGCTTTTTCAAATCCCTTATACTTTAATGTTGTATATATATCCTTGTTCTTCATATGGGTTTTGTATACTTCGTCATAGATGAATATCTTCTTCTCTTTCTCATCTGCCAGTAATGCAATGAATGCTGTAGGGTCATTAGTATATCCAAAGTCAATTCCGTGAAGTTGTCTATATTTAGGGGAGTCGTCTCTATCAAGTTGACGTTTCATATATTCAGCATCGAAGTCAAGTTCCTGCCAATTCTCAAATATAAGTCCTTCTGCGATACCCCATTCTCCAAGCCCCTCTATACTATATCTTCGAGGATTCTCTTCTTTCATCTTTTCGAATATTCGGATATCGTCTTCTCCAAGGAATTCATTACAGTGATAAGTCTTTGTTTGTGCTAATATATTTCCATCTTTACTTACTTCACCTTCTCCCACCTTATCAAAGAAACGTCCCTTGAGCCATATCTTTTCACTCCAAGGGTTAAACGTAAAGGTATGCTGTTTAAATAATGGTTCCGGCATTTCACCTCTGATTGACATATCAACTTTGTTAAAATCTTCTTCGTTTGTACATTGGAATGCTTCTTCCCACCATACCCAACAGAGCTCTCCATCTTCTACTGTAATAGATGTTATGGACTGAGGGTCATCCAATCCTCTGAACATTATCTTTTGTCCTGAAGGTATATAGGTTAATTCAAGAGGAGATTTTGTAGCTTTCCATAGATGGGAAACCCCCATTCTATTTATAGCCCATTTAAGTTGAGCGAAGGTACTATCTCTATGTGTATTGTAATACCTTCTAATTACTAGTGTACAAGGTTTTAATCCATAGGTGTGCCAGTACTTCATCATATTATATGGAAACCAGAAAGAGGCGGTTGTAGACTTCTTACTACCTCTGCCTCCTTTAATTACTT